CCAGAGCAGCCAAGCGACCGTGCACCTATCCCGGCTGCGGGGTCCTGGTCGAGGGCAGCCGCTGCGAGAAGCACAAGCACGCCGAGCGCAAGGCACACGACGAGCAGCGCGGCAATTCGACCGAGCGCGGCTACGGCTATCGCTGGCAGCAGGCGAGCAAGGCGTTCCTGCGCGCGCACCCGTTGTGCCAGTGCCCCGACTGCGATGAGGGCCGCAAGCGCGTAATGGCGGCAAGGGTCGTCGACCACAAGATCGCGCATCGCGGCGACATGAAACTCTTCTGGGACCCGAGCAACTGGCAGTCGATGTCGAAGACGTGCCACGATGCGAAGACCGCGCGCGAGGACGGCGCGTTCGGTCGCAGGGGAGGGGCGGGTCAAATCTCTGGGCCCGATTCCTCCTAGACCGAGTGCCCAAGTCCGCTTTGCCTCTCCCGGGTTTCGGGAGGGGGGTATTGAACTGAGGGGGTATCTGCCATGGGTGCACGAGGTCCGAAGCCGCTGCCGGCGAACGTGCTGGCGCTGCGGGGGAGCTGGCGCGCTCAGGATCGCCAGGATCAGCAGGTGCAGCCCGAGATCGAGATCCCGGATTGCCCCAAGCACCTGCTGCCCGAGGCGCGCAAGTTCTGGCGCCGGCTGACGCCGGAGCTCGAGAAGCTCGGGCTCATCTCCAAGATCGATCAGGCGGCGCTCGCGCTCGCGTGCCAGGAATGGGCCTGGCTGGTGTGGCACGAGATGGCTCTCCAGCGCGACATCCGGATCGCCGAGGAGAAGCGCGCGGCTGCCGAGCTCGCCGCGGCCGCGAAGAACGAGGCCTTCGTCTGGACGGGCGGCGACGGCTTCCAGGTGCCGACGCCGAACGGCAACCTCACCTACTCGCCGCACTGGGTCGCGCGTAACCGTCACGCGCTGCTGCTCGACAAGTTCCTCGCGTCGTTCGGCATGTCGCCCAGCTCGCGCGGGCGGGTGACGCCGAGCAGCCGTCAGCTCGAGCTGCCGGGGGTGGAGCCGAAAGAGGGGTTCGCCGCGTTATGAAAGACTACGCCGCGATCGCGACGCAATACGCGCGCGACGTGGCGGAAGGCAAGATCCTGGCGTGCAAGTGGGTGCGCCTTGCATGCCGCCGCCACCTCTCCGACCTGGAGCGGGTCGCTGGGGGATGGCGCTACACGTGGAACCCGGAGCTCGAGACCAAGGAAGGAAAGAAGTACCGCCCGGCCGATCGCGTCTGCCTCTTCATCGAGCTGCTGCCGCACATCAAGGACGACTGGCGCCAGTCGGCGGCGCGCGGCGCGCGGCTCATTCTCGAGCCCTGGCAGGTGTTCGTCGTCGCCTCGGTGTTCGGCTGGGTCGACCGCGAGACGAAGCGCCGGCGTTTCCGCGTGGCCGATCTCTTCGTGCCGCGCAAGAACGCCAAGTCAACCCTCGCCGCGGCGATCGGGCTGTACATGCTCGCCGCCGACGGCGAGTTCGGCGCCGAGGTGTACAGCGGCGCGAGCTCGGAGAAGCAGGCGGGCGAGGTGTTCACGCCGGCGCGCCTGATGGTCGAGCGCACGCCGGAGTTCCGCGCGCGCTTCGGCGTCTCGCCGCTCGCCTCAAACATCACGGTGCAGGAGACCAACAGCAAGTTCGAGCGGGTGATCGGAAAGCCTGGTGACGGTGCATCACCGAGTTGCGCGATCGTCGACGAGTACCACGAGCATCCGACCGAGGAGCTCTTCGACACGATGCGCACCGGCATGGGCGCGCGCTCGCAGCCCCTCATGCTGGTGATCACCACCGCCGGCGACGACATCTCGGGGCCGTGCTACGCGCACCAGGAGGCGCTGCAGCAGGTGCTCGAGGGCGTGCTCGAGGACGAGCAGCGCTTCGGTCTCATTTTTACCGTCGACGAGGGCGACGACTGGACGAGCGAAGCGGCGCTGATCAAGGCAAACCCGAACTACGCGGTCTCGATCGACCCGGAGTTCCTGCTGGTGCAGCAGCGCGACGCGGTGCGCGACGCGCGCAAGCAGCCGACGTTCCTGACCAAGCACCTGAACATCTGGGTGCAGTCCTCCAGCCCGTGGCTCAACATGCACGACTGGAAGCGCCTGGCGGATAAGTCGCTGAAGCGCGAGGACTTCGCCGGCGAGCCCTGCTGGCTGGGCCTCGACCTGGCGAACGTCACCGACATTGCAAACGTCTGCACGGTGTTCCGGCGCCAGCTCGACGGCGTGGCGCACTACTACGCGTTCTGGCGCCATTACCTGCCGGCCGAGACCATCGCCGAGCCCGAGAACAAGCACTACCAGGGCTGGAAGCGCGAGGGCTGGCTCACCGAGACCGACGGCAGCATGATCGACCAGGCCAAGATCCTCGCCGACGTGCAAGCCGACAGCGAGCTCTCGCGCGTGCTCGAGGTGGCGATCGACGACTGGGGCTCGCCGGGTATCTCCGCGGCGCTCGAGAACGACGGCTTCACCGTGGCGCGCATCCCGCAGAAGGTGACGCATCTCTCGGCGCCGATGAAGTTCCTCGACGGCCTGGTGCAGGCGGGGCGGCTGCACCATTGCGGCGACCCGGTGGCGGCGTGGGGCGTGTCGAACGTCCAGGTGAAGCCAGACCGCAACGACAACTGGTTCCCGCGCCGCGGCAGCCGCAAGAAAAAGATCGACCCGGCGCTCGCGCTGATCATGGCGATGTGCCGCGCGATGGTGGATGCGGAGCAGCCGACTCCAGGCATCGCGGTCATGTAGTGCCACTGCAGTGCAGACGTCTGGATGCCCGCTGCCGGGCAGGCCGCGACGCGCCCCATAAGGGAGACAACCATGAGCGAGGTGCGTTAGGTGCGCTGGCCCTGGCAACGCAAGGCGATCACGCCGGTGGACCTCGCGCTCGAGCTGCTGCGCGAGGCCGCGTCGAAGACCGGCATCCGCGTCACGTGGGAGACGGCGCTGCAGGCCTCGACCGCGCTCGCCTGCGCGCGGGTGATCGCCGAGGGCATCGCGCAGCCGCCGCTCAAGCTGCGCAAGAGCCTCGGCGACAAGAAGGGCTCGGAGCCGGCGACCGATCATCCGCTCTATGCGCTGGTCGACACCGCGCCGAACGAAAGCCTGACCGCGTTCGAGTGGCTGGAGACCGCCGGGCTGCACCTCGCGGTGTGCAATCGCTCCTACGCCTACATCAACCGGGTGCGCGCGGTGCGCAGCGAATCGATCGAGCTGCTGCCGCTCACGCCGCAGCAGGTGCGCACCGAGCGCGCGAAGAGCTTCCGCCCCCGGTACTTCGTCACCTTCCAGGCGGGCGAGGCCGAGCAGGAAGTCGCGCCGGAAAAGATCCTGCACCTGCGCGGCGCGAGCTGGACCGCCTGGGAGGGGCTCGATGGCGTGAAGCTCGCGCGCGAGGCGATCGGCCTTGCGCTCGCCACCGAAGAGCACGGCGCGCGTTTTTTTCGCAATGGCGCCACCGTGAGCGGCGTGCTCAGCACCGAGCAGCAGCTGAACGAGAAACAGCAGCAGGATCTGCGCAAGTCCTGGGCGGAGGCGCAGGAGGGGCTGGAAAAAGCCTACAAGACGGCGCTCCTCTGGGGTGGCCTCAAGTGGCAGCCGCGCGCCATGCAGAACGACCAGGCGCAGTGGATCGAGGTACGCCGCTTCCAGGTGCAGGAGGTGTGCCGCTGCTACCGCGTGCTGCCGATCATGGTCGGCGAGGCCGACAAGACGGCGACCTACGCGAGCTCCGAGCAGATGTTCCTCGCGCACGTCGTGCACACCATGGGGCCGTGGTACCGGCGCATCGAGCAGCGCCTGAACCTGCAGCTGCTCACCGACGAGGAGCGCAAGGAAGGCTACTACTTCAAGTTCAACGTCAACGCGCTGATGCGCGGCGCGTTCCGCGATCGCGCGGAGTTCTACCGGGTGATGCACGGCATCGGCGCGCTCAACCCGAACGAGATCCGCGAGCTCGAGGACATGAACCCTTACGACAAGGGCGACGTGTACCTGCAGCCGCTCAACATGGTGCCGGCGGGGACGCAGCCGGCCGAACCCACCGGAGAGCCAAAAAAATGAGACACCTCGCCTGTCAGCTGATCGAGCTCAAGCTCGCGTCGTCCGAGACCGACGGCATGACCTTCAGCGGCCACGGGGCGGTGTTCAAGAACGTCGACGCTTACGGCGACGTGATCGAGCCCGGCGCATTCGCCGCCTATCTCGCCGACGCGAAGGCGGGCCGCCAGGCGTGGCCGGCGATGCTCTCGCAGCACGGCGGCTGGGGCGTCACCGCCGAGGACATGACGCCGATCGGCGTGTGGACCGAGCTCGCCGAGGACGGCACCGGGCTCAAGGTGACCGGCAAGCTCGCCGACACGCCGCGCGGGCGCGATCTGCACGTGCTGATGAAGATGATGCCGCGGCCGGCGATTGACGGGCTCTCGATCGGCTACACCCCGAAGGAATGGGAGCCGCGCTCCAAGCCCGAGGATCCGCGCCGGCGCCTGAAGCGCGTCGACCTGGTCGAGATCTCGCCCGTGACCTTTCCGGCGAACCGCCTCGCGCGCGTCTCGAACGTGAAGGGGCTCGACGAGCTGGCGAGCTTCGCAGAAATCGAAGACTACCTGCGCGAGGCTGGTGGCTTCTCCCGCGGCGAGGCCAAAGGCCTGATCCGCCGCATCAAGGCGCTCGACCCGCGCGAGGCGGGTGATCCCCTTGCCGACGTGAAGGCAGCACTTTCCCGAAACATCACCATCCTGAAAGGGTAGAACAATGCGAATCAGCACTCCCGTTCTCGTGGCCGTGGGCATCGTCGCCGTGGCCATGCTCATCGGCCATCCGGTCCTGTCGCCGGAGGTGGCGCTCGGCCTCGGCGTGCTGCCGATGCTGAACGTCGTCGGCACCGAGGAGCTCAAGGCGCTCATCGAGCAGCAGGGCAAGGCCTGGGACGAGTTCAAGAAGGCGAATGACGCCCGCCTCGCCGCGATCGAGGGCAAGGGCTACGCGCCCGGCGAGCTCGTCGGCAAGGTCGACGTCATCAACACCGATCTCAACAAGCTCTCCAAGCAGATCGCCGACGCGCTGCTCGCCATGCAGCGCCCGGGCGGCGCCGACAAGGGCCTGACCTCGGAGGAGCTCGAGCACAAGCAGGCGCTCGATGCCTACCTGCGCAAGGGCGACTCGACGGCGCTGGCGGCGATCCAGCGCAAGGCGATGAACTCGACCGACGACCCGAGCGGCGGCTATCTCGTCAACAAGCAGATGGACGCCGAGATCGACCGCGTGGTCGGCACCATCAGCGCGATGGCGCGGCTTGCGCGCGTGATCACCATCGGCGCGCGTTCCTACACGCGGCGCGTGAAGACCACAGGGATGTCGATGCGCCGGGTCGCCGAAGGCGGCACGGGCGGCGAGACGACCGAGCCGACCTACGCGCGGCTGGAATTCACCGCGCATCCGGCCGAGGTCGAGCCCTGGGTCTACAACGAAACGCTGGAAGACGCCGACATCGACCTCGCCGCGGATCTCGCGGACGAGGCGGGCATCGCCTTCGCGGAGGGCGCGGCCTCCGAGTACATCACCGGCAACGGCGTCGGCAAGGCGTGGGGCATCACCTCCTACACCAACATCGCCAACGCGAGCTACGCCTGGGGCAAGATCGGCTACATCGCCTCCGGCAAGTCCGCGGCGTTCGCCTCGGTGGCTCCGTCGGACAAGCTGATCGACCTGCAGCACGCGCTCAAGGCGCAGTACCGCAACGGCGCGGTGTTCCTCATGCCCGACACGGTGCTTGGCACGGTGCGCCAGATGAAAGACGCCTCCGGCGCCTACTACCTCTGGCAGCCCGACACCACCGCGGGATTCGGCGGACGACTCCTCGGCTCGCCGGTGGAGATCGACGACAACATGCCGGTCATCGCGGCGAACAGCTACTCGGTTGCCTACGGCAACTTCCGGCGCGGCTACCTCATCATCAACCGCACGGGCACCACGCTGATCCGCGACAACATCACGGCGAAGGGCACCACCAAGTTCAACTTCCGCCGGCGCTTCGGCGGCGGGGTGTACAACTTCGAGGCGATCAAGCTGATGAAGTTCGCGACCTCGTAGGTCGCGCCCCTCACTCGCCAACGCGTCAAAGAGCCTGGGGGGCCGCTTCGTGCGGCCCTTTCTGTTTTTCCCAAAGAATTGCAGGAAATCGAAAAGGAACGAACATGCACGATCTGCACAACAACGTCCGCGCGCTGCGCGTGGTGTCGCCGGTGGCCGTCGGCCCGACCGGCACCGGCCAGACCGGGAAGGTCATCGATCGCCAGGGCTGGGGCGGCGTCGAGTTCATCATCGACTACGGCACCGTCACGGCGACCGATGCGGTGTTCACGGTGACGATCAAGGAAGGCGATGCCACCGGCTCGCTCGCGAGCGTGGCGGACGCTGACCTCCTCGGCACCGAGGCCCTTGCCGGCCTCGGGGCGGCGGTGCGCGCTTCGGGCACCACCAAGAACGTGTCCAAGCGCGTCGGCTACCGCGGCGATGCGCGCTACGTCTCGGCGGTGATCTCCTCGACCGTGACGGCGGGCACGCCGGTGGCCATCACCGCGCTGCTGCACAGCCCGGCGATCGCGCCGTCGAGCAACCCGTAACCCTTCCTCCTGGGGTGATACGGCTGCGGCTGCTCGCCCAGCCCCGGCGCCGGACCACGTAACCGGCATTTTCATTTTCTGGCGAGAGAAAACCCATGACCATGCAGGAAGGCGAGCGCCAAGTCGCTCCCACGATCGAAGGCATCCGGCGCGACCACGTGGCGCGCTACGAATGGGCGGCGAATCAGCCGCTCCCCGGCACCCGCGTGATCGACGTCGCTTGCGGCGTCGGCTACGGGGCCAAGATCCTCGCGGCGAAGCTGCTCTCGGTGACCGCGCTCGACCGCGACCACGAGGCGCTCGAGTACGCGGTGGCGAACTACCCGCACAAGCGGATCGAATACGTCCACGGCGACGTGGGAAAAGCACCGCAGTTCGCGCAGCACGACGCGGCAGTCTGTTTCGAGACGCTCGAGCACCTCGAAGACCCCCGGCCGCTGCTGCGTGCGCTGCGCGCGTCGGTGACGAAGCTCTTCGCGAGCGTGCCGAACGAGGACGTATTCCCGCACCAGGGGCGGGTGCTGTTTCATCACCGGCACTACACCAAGGGGCAGTTCGCGGCGCTGCTCGAGGCGACCGGCTGGCGCGTGCGCGAATGGTGGGGCCAGGAAGGCCCGGAGTCCGAAGTCGAGCGCGACGTGAACGGCCGCACGCTCATCGCCGTGGCCGAGCACGGCGAGCTGCCGGCGATAGTCGGCCCGGTAGCGGGCCAGGCCGCGGCGGTGAACGAGGCGCTCGGCGTGCCCGAGCACGTGTCGATCCTCGGCCTGGGGCCGAGCCTGCGCGTGTACGTCGACGTGGTGAAGCGCCTGGGCGGCAAGCATGCCTACTGCGACGAGGTCTGGGGCGTGAACGCCCTGGGCGGCGTGCTGATGTGCGACCGCATCTTCCACATGGACGACGTGCGCATCCAGGAGATCCGCGCCAAGGCGATGCCGGAAAGCAACATCGCGCGCATGCTCGAATGGCTGAAGTTGCACCCGGGCCCCGTGATCACCAGCCGGGCGCATCCCGATTATCCCGGGCTCGTGGAGTTCCCGCTCGAGGCGGTGCTCAACGAGTTCCAGCATGCCTATTTCAACTCGACGCCGGCCTATGCCGTCGCCTACGCGGCCTTTCTCGGGGTGAAAAGAATCAGCCTGTTCGGCATCGACTACACCTACCCGAACGCACACGATGCCGAGAAGGGCCGGGCGTGCGTGGAGTTCTGGCTCGGCGTGGCCACGGCGAGGGGAATCAAGCTCACCGTCGCCAAGACCTCGAGCCTGCTCGACTCGATGCACACGCAGGCCGACCGGCTTTACGGCTACGACACGCTCGACGTGCAGATCCGCGGCGACGCCTCGGGCAGGGCGCACGTCACGCTGACCGAGCGCGCGGCGCTGCCCTCGGCCGCCGAAATCGAGGCCCGCTACGATCATTCGGCGCCCGTCGCCGAACAACACGTCAAAGGAGCGACCGATGGGCAAAGTGCATGAAGGGATGAGCGGCGATGCGCTCGAGATCGAATCGGGCGGCGTCGTCCAGGTCAGAAGCGGCGGGCGCATCCACCTCGAGCAGGGCGCATCGCTCGAGGCGGGCAGCGCGAAGATGAGCGGCGCCGAGCTCGCCGCGCTCGACGGCGCGAGCTCGACGAACGCCACCGAGGGCAAGGCCGCGATTCTCGGCGCCGGCGGTGCCGTCACCTTCCCGGGCCCGGTGACCAACCAGGTGCCCGCGCGCACCTCGGCGGGCGTCGGTGCCAAGGCGGGCGGCACGCTAACAGCGCTCGAGCAGGGCGACGGCGCGATCCACAAGACGGTGCTCACCCTGACGAGCACGCCGATCACGCTCACCGACGACGCGGGCAACGGCCAGTACCTCGGCCTGAAGGTCTACGATTTTCCGGCGGGCAATATCGCCATCCTCGGCGCGGTGGTCGATCTCGATCTCGAGCTCACCGAGACCTGGTGGGTCGACACGATTGCCGGCGACGTCGGCGTGGGCACCGCGGCGGCCGCCAATGGCGACGCGCTCGCCTCGACCGAGCAGGACATCGTCCCGACGACCGCGATCGCCGCGCTCGTCTCGCAGGCCGGGCCGGTCAGCGGGCAGTCGAGCGGCGTGGTCATCACCGGCGCGGCGGGCGGAACCGACGCGGATCTCTATCTCAACATCCGCATCGACGACAACGGTGCGCACATGCCCGAGCAGGTGGCGACGGGGAACTTCTCCGCGGACCAGGACTGGACCAAGGGCACCGGCTGGACGATCGCCGCGGGCGTGGCGACCTCCGACGGCTCGCAGGAGGCCGTGTCGGACCTGTCGCAGACCCTCGCGACGCTGGAAGCCGGCGTCTCCTACAAGGTCACCTTCACGCTGACGCGCACCGCGGGCAGCGTGCAGCCGCTCCTCGGCGACACCGCGGGCACCTCGCGAGCGACGAGCGACACCTTCACCGAAACCATCGTCGCGGGCGTCGCGGGCGGCGACATTGTGCTGCGCGCGAGCGCCGACTTTGAAGGCACGGTCGACGATGTGAGCGTGACCCCGCTCACCGGCACCGGCACGCTCGACGGGACGGTGAGCTTCGCCTGGATCAACCTCGGCGACATCGCCTAAACCGGAGAACGGAACCATGAACGCTCCCAAAGTCAGCGCGCCGACGATCGAGATCGACTCCGAGGCCGCCGTCGCCTGCCCAGCGTCCGGGCTCACCACCGTCGCGACCATCGCCAACCTCGCGCACAAGCGCCTGTGCTTTCACTTCGCCGTCGCGACGCAGGCGCTCGACGACTTCGACGTCCTGGTGAAGGGGCACCCCGACGCCACCGCGATCGACATCACGCCCGCGAACTGGGCCTCGCTCGGCAGCGGCACCCGGTTCAACTACTCGAGCGGCAACCTCGCCGCGCAGGCCGCGGGAAGCTCCGGCTATTTCGACATGGACATCACCGGGCTGGTCGAGATCACCATCAAGGCGAGCGGCGCGGTCGACAATGCCTCGGTGACGCCGCGCTGGTCGCTGCACGCCTGACGCGGGCTGATTGTGCCTTCCATCGTCGTCCAAACCGCGCCCGCCACGGAGCCGCTCACCGTCGCCGAGGTCCAGGCCGCGTGCCGGATCGACGCCTCGAGCCAGGAGCCGGCTCCGGGCGCGATCACGGCCGCGCTGCCTGGTACGCCAGTTGCCGGCAACGTCGACAACGGCGCGCATCGCTACCGCGCGACCTTCGTCACCGCCGACGGCGAGACGCAGGCGGGCACCATCTCGGCCGCGGTGACGGTCGCCGACAAGACCGTCAACGGCAAGGTGAGCCTGACCGGGATCCCGCTCGGCGGGTCGCTCGTGACCTCGCGGAAGATCTACCGCACCGCGGCGGGCGGCTCGACCTACCTCTTGCTCGCGACGATCGCGAACAACACCGCGACGACCTACACCGACAACATCGCCGACTCGGCATTGGGGGCCGAGGCGCCGAGCGTGAACACCACGGCCGATCCCTGGATCACGATGCTGATCGCGGCTGCTCGGCAGCAGGCCGAGAACCTGCTGCACCGCTATCTCATCACGCAGACGCTCGACGCCTATTTCGACGCCTTCCCGAGCAAATCGCCCTACGAGATCGAATTGCCGCCGCTGCAGTCGGTCAGCTCGATCACCTACGTGGATGAGGATGGCGCCACGCAGACGCTGGCCGCCGACCAATACGTGGTCGACGCCCAGAGCCAGCCCGCCCGGATCTCTCTGGCCTACAACGTGTCCTGGCCGGCCACGCGGGAGCAGAACAATGCCGTGATCGTGCGGTTCGTGGCGGGCTATGGTGCGGCGGCCGCGGTGCCCCAATGCATCAAGCAGTGGATGCTGCTCAGAATCAAGCACGCCTACGATAACCGCGACCCAGTGAATGTCGGAAGCAGCGTCATCGAGTTTCCGCGCTCCTACGTGGACGGATTGCTCGACCCGGAGCGCATCTGGAGATACGTCGTATGACGACGCCCTGGGTCCCCTACGGCCTCTGGATGGGTAAAACCGTCGCGGTCCTCGGCAGCGGTCCCAGCATGACGCAGGAGCTCGCCGACAGCGTGCGCCACCTGCCGCGCATTTGCGCGCGGCGCGCGGCGCGGTTTGCCATGGATGCCGACTTGCTGGTCGCACTCGACGGGCCGGCGGACGCGGACTCGTGGCGGGAGTCGGAAGGATTCGCTGGCCTGCGCATCGTGGGCTTCGAGCGCGACGATCTGGACGCCCGCTACTTGCACATCGCCCACGAGCGGGTAACGCTTGGCGAGGGCCATGTGGTCGAGATCCGCAACAACGGGCTGGTGGCGATCCGCATCGCCGCGATGGCCGGCGCGGCGAAGATCGTGCTGCTCGGCTTCGACCGCGGGCAGTACGGCGCGCACGCACCGGCAGGGGCTGGAGGCTACGTCGGGCTCGAAGAAGGGCTCGACGCGCTGATCGCGGAGCTCGGCGCCAAGGGGATCGAGGTCGAGCGCGTCGCATGAACGTCGTCCTCGACAAGCGCATCACGATCGAGCAGCCGGTCACCACGCAGGGCGACTACGGCGAGCCGGTGACGTCCTGGTCGGTGCTCGCGGTGGTCTGGGCCAATGTGCAGGACGAGCTGCCGAGCAAGTCGGAGGCCGTGCAGCAGGGGCTCGCCATCGCGAAGAACCGGGCGCGCATTCGTTTCCGCTACCTCTCGACCGTGACCTCGGCCTGCCGCATCACGGTGCGCGGGGCGACCGATCGGGTGTTCGCCATCATCGGCGGCCCGGCGGAGCTGGGCAATCACCAGTGGATGGAGGTCGTCGGGGAGACGGCGAGCTCATGAGCGAAGTGCGGCACGTCAAGGGCCTTGCCGAGCTGCAGAAGTTTCTCGACGAGCTCGCGCCCAAGATGGAAAAGAACGTGATGCGCGGCGGGCTCAGGGCCGGCATGAAGGTGGTGCTGCCCGTGGCGCGGCAGAACATCCATTCCGTTTCCGGCAAGCTCGCTGCCGGCCTGAAGCTCAGCACCAACGCGAAGGGCGGCACGGTGACCGCGAGCATCAAGGCGCGCGGCGAGCACGGCTACATCGCGCGCTGGGTCGAGTACGGCACCGCGGCGCACGTCATCCGGGCCGCGCACGGCAAGTGGCTCAGGCTGCCCGACGGCACGTTCGTGAGCGAGGTGTTGCACCCCGGCGCCGGGGCGCACCCCTTCATGCGTCCTGCCCTGGATACGCAGGCGTCGGCGGCGGTCGTGGCGGCGGGCGAGTACATCAAGGAACGCCTGGCCGACAAGCACGGGCTCGACACGGCCGGCATCGAGATCGAGGCGGAAGAGTGAGCGCGGTCAAGGCGATCCGGTATCTGCTCGCGAACAACGCGAATCTGATCGCGGTCGTGGCGGCGACGAAGATCTTCTCCGGCGCGATCCCGCTCAACACCGCGCTGCCGGCCATCGTGGTGAAGCACATCAGCACCACCGAGCGCCTGGCGATCAAGAACGCGGGCGCCAAGTTCTGCGTGAGCCGCGTCCAGGTGACGGTGCAGGCGAAGACCTACGCCACGCAGAAGTCGATCCTGGAGCTCGTGCGCATTGCGTTGGCGAGCACGCATGCGACCGTGAACGGCGTCGAGGTGGACAGCATCGCGCCCGATGGCGCCGGGCCGGATCTGTGGGATGCCGACGCCGATATCTACGAGCAGTCGAGGGATTTCCTCGTCCGCTGGATCGTTGCATCGTAACGCCCGCGCGTGCGGGCTTCTTCTGACCGTCGAAAGGGAACCATCATGAACCGTGTCAAATCGCTTGTGCTGTGCCTCTTTGCGGCGGTCCGTGAATCGCTGCATCGGGTGTTGTCGGGCTACATGGAGCGCGTCGGCCTGGTGCTCTATACGGCCCACACCGCCGTCGAGGGCTTCACCGACACCACCTACGCCATCAGCGCCACGCTGCCGGCTACATACGATGCCGCAGGCTACGGGGCGACCACGATCACCTACACCGCCATCGGCAAGGTCGAGTCGTTCACGCCTTACGGCTCGAAACGGCCGATCAGCGAGTTCGCGCCGATCTCCGGCGCGGTGGAGTACATGAAGGGCGCGCCGCGCTATGGCCAGGGGGATCTCGTCTGCGCCGACGTTCCGGCCGATACCGGCCAGGTGATCGTCAAGGCGGCCGAGGCCTCGGCGAACCACTACTCGATCAAGATCACTTATCCCGACGGCGAGGTGCACTACCTCGACGTGATCGTGGCTTCCTGGGAGCTCTCCGGCGGCAAGGAAGGCGCGCCGCTGCTGCGCACCGCCACGCTCGCGATCTGCAAGGCGCCGGTCATCGTCGCCGCGTCGTAACGGGGGGCCCGTCGTGGACATACTCAAATTCGCGGTGGAGGAAACCAGCGTGCTCGAGCTGCGCGGCGCGGACGACGCGCCGCTGCGCGGGGACGATGGGGCGCCGATGACGGTGACGGTGTACGGGCCCGGCTCCAAGCCCTACGCCCGGGCGCAGGCCGCGCGGCAGAACCGCATGGTCGACCGGCTCAAGCGCAAGGGCAAGGCCGATCAGAGCGCCGAGGAAAAGGCGCGCGAGCAGGCGGAATTCCTCGCCGGGTGCACCAAGGAATTCTCGGCCAACATCGAATACGGCGGGCTCTCCGGCGAGGCGCTGCACAAGGCCGTGTACGCCGACGCGCGCATCGGGTTCATCGCCGAGCAGGTGGGCGCGCACCTCTCCGAGTGGGGAAATTTCTCGAAGGGCTCGCCGAAGCCCTGAGCCCGTACGTGCGGGCATTGGCCTGGTGGCAGGCGGTTCCGCAGCCGCCACCCGGGAAGAAGAATCAGCCGAAGCCCAAGCAATCGAGAATGGCCGCGCTCCTCGCCTCGGGAGGCGATCCCGAGCTGCCGGCGCTCGATCCGGCGCTCGAGTTTCTCGTGGAGTACCTCTTCGATGCCGGGCCGGCAAATGCCGGCAACGTCCTCTCCTGGGCCGATCTGGAGGCGTGGCAGCGCGAGACGGGGATTGATCTCTCCCCGTGGCAAAGCCGGCTCTTGCGCCGGCTGAGCGGCGATTACCTGGCGGAATTTCGGGCAGCAGCCGAACACGACGCGCCGCCGCCGTGGAAGGCGAGGCAAATCTCCGAAACGAAAGCCGCAGTGCGTGCGTTGGCGCAACTGTAAAGGGCCGACATGATCGCGGGAACTCTCGAACTGCAGATGCTGGCGAACCTCGCCCGCCTGTCGAAAGACATGGCCGAGGCGAAGCGCATCGTCGGCACCTCGATGAAGAGCATCGAGGATGCGGTCGGACTGGCGAAAAAGGCGCTCGGCGCGCTCGGCATCGGCCTTGGCGTCGGCTACTTCGTGAGCCTCGTCAAGGGTTCCATCGACGCGATGGACAACCTGCGCGACTTGAGCAGGACCACGAACATCACCGTGGAGGACCTGGCCGGGCTGCGCTTGGCGGCGCAGCAATCGGGCGGCGACTTGAGCGGCATCGCGAACGCGATCAGCAAGCTCGCGGAGAACATGGGCAAGGACGCCGACAAGTTCCGGGCCCTCGGGATCTCCGCGCAAGACCCGCTCGAGGCGTTCAAGCAGCTCTCCGACATGTTCGTCAGCCTGCAGGACCCGCAGCAACGGGCTGCAGTCATGGCGGCGGCCCTGGGCAAGTCGTGGAAGGAAGCGGCGCCGCTACTCTCCGAAGGCAGCGCGAAGATCCAGGAGATGGTGACCAAGGGGACGCAGCTCTCCGGCATGACGAAAGAAGCCGCCGACCGTGCGGATGAATTCAACGACCAGATGGTCGAGCTGAACACGACCATGGGCGCGACCAAGACGAAGCTGATCGGCGATCTGCTGCCGGGCATGAACGACATCGCGCAGGCGATGCGGGAAGCCGCCAAGGAAGGCGGCATCCTGACGACCGTCTGGGTCGGGCTGGGCGGGGTCATGGCGAATCTGCTCGGCATGACCGAGCGGCAGCAAACGGCGAAGCGCCTGGCCGAGATCAACGAGCAGCTCGAGGTGGCGCGCAAGCAATTCCAGGCGGGCACGCTCAATCCGCCCGGCGTCGGCGGCTTCTGGTCGTTCCTGATCCCGGACGTGAAGCTGACGGACGAGGCGATCGCGCGGGTGCGCACGACCATCGACGAGCTCGAAAAAGAGAAAGCGCGCCTGACGCCGGCGTTTCCGGGCCCCGCCCCGGGGGTCGACGAGGCCGAGGCCG